TGGTCGTGCCAGATGTCCGGCAGCACATCCTGGTAACCGGTCATGGTTTTCAGCGACTGCGGCCCCCGCAACTCGTTCATGGCAATGCGTACGACCGCCAGGAACATCGACTTGATGCCGGTTTCGCCGGCATTGCGAGCCATCATCTCCATACGGGCGTCGGCCCCCATGACCGCGGCGTTGGCAGCGATCTTGGTCGTGGACTGAAGAGCGTCCGGATCGAGCCCCTGACTCATCTTGGAAATGCCGGAGCGCTTTTCGGAGACCTCTTCCAGATACTGCAGGACCGGCAGGGTCTGGCCAGCCACGAACGGGGTGGTCAATTCTTCGATCTGCCCGGCCCCCTTGGTGCGGATCATTGCGCCGATTTCGCTGTTCTTGAGATCCTCGGCGTTGACCATGGTCTCGTTAAAAGCTGTGCGTGGAGAATTGGTCAGTGCTGCGTTGTCAATAATTGACCTGAGCAATGCAGTCTGCGCATCCTGATCCTGCATCAAGTCTTCGGCGAGAGAGATCGGGAAAAACACATGCGGCTGGAGATCAGTCTTGAAAATACCGAGTGGCACAAAGTTAACCGGCTCATCGAGGAGTATTTTATATTCACTACCGCCGGTTATGATGTGCCGAAGCTCCGCTACTCCATCACCATCAGCATCGATCCGCAGCCAGACCTCAGCGATGGTGATGTCGTCTGACATCGGGTCTTTTTCATCGGCATCCGGCTCGTTTTCATTGACATAGTAGGTCGTGCGCTCGTTGCGCTCGTAATCCGACATTGCCGATTCATCAGTAGAGCCGCGCAGCTCTATGAGTTCCTGTGGATCAAGCCCCATGAGGGCTGCATCGTAGATCCGCATGATTTCGACAGTGCCGATGATGCGCGCGTCTTCCAAACAGGTGGCTGAGGCATTGACGATGAAGTTCTCCGGCGGCACCAGGTCGAAATGCCAGACCTTGCGAACATTCTGACGCGTCTGAACGGCCTGCACCATCGGTGCGCCGTCTTCGCCGTCGAACGGCTCCGACAATTCGGTGATCTGTGAATCGGGCTCATCTTCCATCGTCTCGAGATCAGAGATGGCCATGGTGAGGTCAGTTTTGTGAGATGATATGACCTTCTTCTCGAGGGAAACCTTCACCACACCAATGCGGGCCTTCAACGCATCGGTACAGCCCTGTATGAGCGCCTCGTAGCCGCCGAACCGGTCATAGACCGAGTTCACATAGAGCGTCATCTGCTGGCAGATCTGCTCATCTTCTTCGTCGTCGGAAGAGAATTCCGCAACCGTGTCTGATTGCGTAAAGATTCGCGCCATAGACGGAACCACACTTCGAACTCCGTCGCGGACGCAAGTGACAATAACCCCAGAGCGTCCTGGCTCATGGGGGAGTCTGGTCTCTCCTTGATAATATTTATCAGCCAGGACTCGTCCGTTGACGAGAGAGGAAGTGACAAAGTCGGTGGCATGGAGGATCTCATTCTTGACAATCCTTTCGAAGGCCTCTTGCGGAATGGGCTTGAGGGCCTTCTTGCTCTTCTTCAACGTACTTTTGAACATCTCAGCCCCCTGCAGGTGGCACAACAGGCGGCGGCGTCACCGGCCACACCATCCAGACCAAAATCAGGATGATCACCACTGCGGCGATCCCCCATACGATCTTCTGCTCGTTGCTCATACGACCCCCTCGTGCTGTTCCCAGGCATCACTAATGGCGTTGGTGCCGGGAAACAGATCGACCAGACTGTCCCGTCTTGTCAGATTGAGAACTGAAAACACCCACTGGGCAAACTTCGGCGGCTTGGCGCCCGTCAAACCCTTCTTGAGGGTGATGTTCTCCGACACCCAGTCCCGAACAGTCGGCTGCTGCCTTGTGCGCTTGCGCCCACCTCTGAAAATCACCGGCTCCCAGGCGTAGGCCACGCCGACATTCGGCTTGAAGATGCAAAACGGCTTGACCCATGCCCCAATGCGACAGTCATCGGGGGTCATCGGCAGAAGCACCCGTAAAGATGGCGAGGAACACGACATCGCCCAGCCATCCGGGTATTCGTCACACAACTGCTGGATCAGCAACCGATGGGTCTCGGGATTATCCCAAATATGCGCCTCGGCATGCTGTTTCTTGAACAGTTTGCCGCAACCGAGATAGGGCGGGTCGGCATACGCGCACTTCATACGACCACCCTCAGGTTGCGCCTCAGCGGTTTCGACCAATCGGACGCGTTTTGCCCGTAAGGGGTGCTTTGGATGACGTATCTGAAGCCGTCACCACCATGCGAAGCCCAATCCTTGAAGGCGTTCTCGGAGAAGACCTTCCTTTTGGGGTCCCAGGCGCGCCTGAACATCCTGAGGCAGTCGATTCCGTCCTGGGTGCCCTGTTTGTCGAACCAGCAGCGGGAAAAGGCCACGCGAGCGGCGGCAATGGAGCCATGTTCGGAGACTTTCGGCAGCACGAAGCAGTTAAAGCCCCTGGCCTGGAAGAACTGCGTCCTGGTCAGACCGGTCTGGGGCTCTCTTTGCTCGGCATCATGCGGCAAATAGAGGGTTTCGATCTTGTAGGGCAGTCGATTCAGCCAGTCGACGTAGTAGGGAAGCGCCTGGTCCTTATCCTGGACGAATTTGAGCAGGTGAATGTTGTTGGCGACCAACTGATACACCCAGACGGAGGCTCCACCGCCGATTCCAAGGTCCATGGCCGCCAATACGTTGGCGTTGGTGTCATGGGCGACCTGGGTGATGCGCTTTTCATTCTCGGCTCGCTCGATTTCGGCTCCGAAGAAGGTGCCCTTCACTGCTGCGTCGAAGGAACACTCGTATTCCTGGGCATATTCCTCGGGCGGCATGGCCTTGCGGGCCAGTTCCAGCTCCTTATCGGTCAGGATGCCGGTCTGGGACGCCTTGAGCGTCATAATCAGCCAGTCGGGATCGTCTTCGAAGTCGTGGACGATGTCGTAGAAGTGGTTCCGGCCATAAGCAGAGCCAATGAAAGTAGCCGAACCTGCATATTCGCTAAGTGATGCGCGGATAACCTCGGTCCAGATGCGAGGATCTTGGATTGCATATTCGTCAAGTGACGCGTGATCGAGATAAACCCCTCTAAGTCCACCGTAATTATCGGACCCAGCAAGTATGAGACGCGCGTCATTGGGAAACACCAAGGTTGTCTCGGCCTCGAGGAACTTCATGCCCGGAATGTTGCGCGTATAGTGCTTGGCATACATCCATGCGTTCCTTTTCCCCTGCGAGAAGGTAGGCGAGATATACGCCACCTGCGGCGGCGGAAAGGACCGTTCGACGCGTGATATTCGGACAATGCATTCGTTGATCTCCGCAACCGTCTTGCCACACCGCCTGTGGGCGACGATCGCCGCGAAGCGCTGTTTCCGGCGATGATAGGGGAGAAACACCTTGCGGGGCGTGTAGGGCAAGGCGATGACCGTCTGGGGGTCGGAGCGGTCCATGGGTCGCAGATCATAGGGGATCTTCGGATTGGCCTTCCCTGACGCGCTAATGCGATTGTAGGCCTGGTCTGGAGTCATTCCTCGGTCCCCGTCTTCAAGGGGAGGTGCTCGATGACCGCCTCAGGGGTGATGTCGGCCATGTCCTCGCCACCCCAGGTTAGAACCAGTCTACGCTGGCCGTTCTTCAATTGCGTGGTGGCTGGGTCGAGCGCCCCCAGTATCCTCGCCTGCGCCAGGGTCGCGGCTACTGCTGTGGCAGCGTTCCTGGTCTCGATTGCAAACTCCCGGTCACGGTCGAGCTGCTCCACCAGTTCCGCCACAGTTCTCGACTGCTTGTCGCGGATATATTGCCGATGCCGGTCTATCTGCTCGCGGACATCGGATTTCGACATGAGCGTCCAGCCCAGGTGCAAAGCCTGGGAGGTGTAGCCGGCGGCATGGAGTGCGTCGGGGATGGCCGAGCCATAGGCGATGTGCGTCGCAAAGATGCTCCGCCGCGCCAATTCCTCGGGAGGTGCACGCCCGTCAGACCCATCATCGGACATGTTGAGAACGAGTACCCCCAGATCTAGTCTAGGTCAAGTTCCAGCACCAGATGTTGTGTCAAGCTAACTGGAACGAATTATTGGCCCTGAGTTTTCCGCTAACCGAATTAGCCACGGCTTAACCGAATTCGGTTAGTGGCAAACCGAATTCGGTTTGACGGAGACCCCTCCGAACCATTGCCGTCATGCTACGTTGGGATACGTCCTGCTCAGGATCCAACAGGAGACAGAGCCAATGGCTACAACCCACCCACAGTCCACACACCGGGACACCCCAAAGACTGATCCTAACGCGGTCGCCAACAAGGGCGGCCTGCAGAACGACGCCAACCCTGAGGCAAGAAACCCCAACCCGACCCTGACCGAAGGCGGCCTACCTAAGGAAGGCCTCGAGCCCGGCCCAGGTACGGTCCCCCACCCAGGCGGAGCCTTCGCCAAGACCGGCGGCGGGGCCTTCTCAGGAGGCTGCGTGCCGGAGCCGGCTGACCCGCCGCCAGAGGAAGACGCCCACGCCAGCAAGACAGCCAAAAAGTAGGGAACCGTACAGAGCCTTGCAACTACGGAACTGATCGAGCGGAATGCCACTTGTCAGTTGGCGTTCTGCTCATTCTCTATTTGAGGAGTTCCATGCATGGCTACCTACAAGGGCAAGACCGTCACAGTGCGTGGCGACGTTACCCAGGACCACAAGATGTTCGACCGGAATACCCCGAAGGTCTTGATCCAGAGAGAAGATGGATCAGAGGAAGCGGTCCCCAAGAGCGAAATCAGCAACTAGGCTGAACAAAGAAAGGCCGCCCCCATCAGCGGCCTGGCCGGCAGGGCCCCTAGCCCCCAAGCCGTGGTCCTGCCGGCACCTCTCGACCCTCACCCCCAATTGAGACAGGATTGCGCCCGCGCCTTCACAAGGTGGCGACCCCGGCAGCTCTTGGAGGTGTCGCACCCAAAGAGGGCTGTCGGGAGCCTCGCCAGACGGGGGGTATGCCGGAGAGTGGGGGTAGGGTAGCCCCGGCCTCTCCAAACCCGACTTTTGAAGGTACCGCGCGCAGGGAAAGGACATCAGGGGTCAAACCATAGGTACCAGCGATCTGTAATAGAGTTACCCGAGGGAAGGGGCTTTCAACCTGAAATCGGTCTGTAATGGCACCTGTACACGTACGCGAGGGCCGGGGGTGGGGGGCCAATTGCTCGATCGCGCCTGGCCGGCGCCTGCCAGCCCATGTACCACATCACATCAACACACATCACGACACGTCAACATCGCACCAGACTAGGATAGAGACTAGGATGGGCAATGATGTTGTGTTGGAATGTTGTGCGTTGTCAACATGATAGACTGTGCGTTGGGCGGATGCACTATCCGCCGCACCAGGCCGGCCCGATCGGCGCCGAGCCGCTGCCGTCACGTCAGAGCAGATGGAGCAGATGGAGCATGATGTCATATCGTCCTAGTGCTCCGACTTCCGCCAATTAAAACAGAGAGATACAGAGAGCAGAGCAGATAGAGCAGATGAATCTCTCTTTCTTTATACGAACCACCAAAAGAGTTTTAATTAGTTTTAGGTCGAATCTCTACCGACTTGGCGCGCGCGAAGGCCTACCTGCTCTGGAGTATCACTCCTCTTATTCCCCCTTTCCCTTCAATCACTTACCGACCGCCTCCCAGAGCAGGAGCAGGTAAAACTCATCTGCTCTGGCCCATTTCTGTCCTTACCCTCCCATTCTAGGAACATGACGTTGCCCCGTCGTCACGACACATAGCCCATCTCCCCCTTAGTAAGCTATGAACGCAATCGTTCCTCTTTCTCCCCAATTCCCTCCTTTTTATTCAGCCACCAGTCACCTCTCCCTTGACGGCATAGAGTGAAGTGTGTAGTGTGAGCTAGTCAACTAGGACACCAGAAAGGGACCACCCGATGACCATCAAGCGCTTCCCGAGACTCTTCTATGATGACCATTGCGACCGGTTTGAGTATCGTTGCGAGCCTGTCAACGAGTCCACGCGCTATGTTTGGCTAAACACCAAAGACTCCCTCTATGACGGGCTGATCAGCGATGCACTCTATTACAGCGACACATACGGACCTGACGGCGCGCCACATATCGTCAAGGCCGCCAAGCGCTTCTTGGCCGCGCACGCACGCTAGCGCCGCGCACTGGCAGCTCCCCTAGGAGCTGTCAGGCGAGTCGCTAACCGGCTCATGTTCACTGGAAAGGAACAAACCAAATGACTACCAATCCTCTTATCGGCAAGCGGGTACAGATCCCTGCTTACCTCGACGCATGGATGCGCGGATCCCGCTATGGCGAGATCACCCGCGTCTTCTCCCGCAAAGACGGTAATGGTGACTATGCCCGCATCACTACCGACCACGGTCTCAAGGTTGTCGCTCTTCTCGATGACTGCACATTTATGGAGGCAGCATGACTCTTCTCTTTGGCTGCTTCGTCATAGCCGCCGGCCCGATCGCCGGTTTCCTGATTGCCCTTATCCTCGAGGAAGTACGCACATGATCCTCGTCACTTACAAAGAGCTAGCTCCGTCCCATTGGGCGCCTTACCTCATCAACAACGATGACAGCGGCCTGGAGTCATACGAGGTTAGACAATGTCTCGATTGGCTGACGCGTTTGGGCTACTCGACTCCTGTCTCTTGTGAAGATTATGGCATTGGGCGCTTCAAATTCGGTAGTGAATGGCTGCAATGCGATTTGCAGGAGTACACCTTCTGTCAGAATGAAAAGGTGGAACAATGATTCTCATGCACCGCACCACTCCCTCCGAGGAACGCCTGGTCGCCTCCCTCAAGAAAGCGATTATCGCCTTTGACATATCGCTGGTGAAAGAAATGGAGGCGATCATTGCCGATGAACTGGACCAGCGCCACAATGAAATGAGGGACGACAAGTACACTTAAGGCGACTATTCCCTCAATTCACGCAATCAACAAAGGCCCGGAAACGGGCCTTTTTCTATTGCCTGTCCCTTGTGAATTGTGTTATGGTGAAACGTTCACTAGAAAGGAACATGCAATGCCCTATAACGGACACAAAAACTGGAACCAATGGAACGTCTCATTGTGGATTGGCAACGACGAGCCGCTCTATCGTTTGGCCATGGATTGCTTGGCTAATGCCAAGACCGTCGACAAGGCAGCTCGTCGCTTCAAGCGTTGCCTGCCCGAACGCACGCCTGACGGAGCGCGCTACTCCCTCGTGGCAATCCGCGAAGCTTTGAAGGGATTGCAGTCATGATGTATGGAACCTATCAACGGTTGCGCGTCCACGTCGGCGCCAGCAACATCGCCGTAATCCGTGCTGCCCGAAAGAAGCTTGCCAAGCGATGCTGGCATGATTCAGCCTATAGGGACGGCCGCAAGCTATTCTATCGCAACATGCTCGAACATCATGCCGACGCGCAACGCCTGGTGCGGGAGTGGCGGCTGCTATGATCCAAGCTTCAATGCCCTTCACCGGGTTGATCGTTCTAGCCGTGCTGGTAGTCCTAGCCGAGCTGTGGGAATGCTAAGAGGAAGGCGCCGAAAGGCGCCTTTCCTTTTGACCTCGCCCAGGCCCATTAGCGCAAAAATGCTATAGGCGTTTCGTGGAATGATCCCCAAATCTGGCAACCATCGTCAAATTCCCCATGATGGGCCTTGACAATTCAACATCTCACAATTACCTGCATGTTGTTCACTGAAAGGAACATTGGCCATGGAAACCGAATACCGACTGATCACCATTGAGAGCATGTGGGCTCCCGATTGTGCCCGCTGGTCTGCCTGCTGGGACAGCTACGACATCGACGTGCCCACGGGAACCGGTGCGACTAAGGAAGACGCAGTGTTCGAACTGGTGGCGCTGTGGGGCTTCCCTAAATCTGGTACCAAGGCGAAGCCAAACCGCAACCCCTAGCGATTGCTACTCCATCCTGACAAGCATAGGTTGGAGGGCTCCTGAAATGGGGCCCTCTTCACATGGTTGACTATCCCGAACTGAAGATACGTGCGGCTGCGCTGGCCGGCTTCCTGGGGGGTGGCAAGGAGATCCAGCTCGGTGACGGCAAGTGGCAGACCCGCTGCCCAGGTCCGGTGCACGCCCGAGGCGATGAGAATCCCTCATTGTTGATCTTCGTTGACCAGAACATCCGCTTCCAGTGCCTGGCTGGCTGCGAGGATGAGGACATCCGCTTGGCTATTGCCGAGCGTGGCTTCGTCATCCCCGAATTGACGCGGGCATCAGGCTCAGCCGGGCTCATCGTCAACAAGACGGCGCATGAAGAACGTCCCACTGATGAGTGGTTCATGGGCAACCTCTATGCCGTGTTCCACGGACGTGTGCCGGATTACCTCTATACGTATCGCCACAGCAACGGACAGGTCGCCTTCATCATGGCGCGGCTCGACGCTGACCCGCCCACAATCCCCAGGAAGGTGGTGCGTCCCGTGGTGTCGGTCAGGGCCAAGGACGGCCATGTCGACTTCTGGTCGAGCCAGGGCTATCCGCATGTCCAGCCGCTCTATAACCTCCCTGAATTGGTTGCCCGTCCTGATGCCAAGGTGCTTCTCGTTGAGGGCGAGAAGACCGCTGAAGCGGCAAAGCTTCTATGCCCTGACTATGTGGTGACCACCTGGGCGTTCGGGGCGGGAGCCGCTGCCAAGTCCGGCAGACCCAAGAGACAGCAGCAGAACGTCAATTGGGGATCATTGGCTGGCCGCGACGTGGTGATCTGGCCCGACAATGATGAGGCCGGCATCAAGGCCATGCAGATGGTCGTCAAGCTCCTCGCCAAGGGTCAGAAGGCCGCCAAGTCACTGCGATGTGTGCTGGATGCGGTCGACCCGACCTTCCCGGAAGGGTTCGATCTCGGTGATGACTACACGATCGACTACACGCCACTTCAGTACATGCTGGACCATGCCGGCCCCGTCGACACCCATAAGCTCCCGGACGTGTCCTTGCCGGCCGATGACGAGGAGATCAAGTCGAGGGTCGACGGCTTCCTGGATAAATATGCACCTGTGATGCTGAGCAATGGCGAGCATCGCTATGTCGACCTCCATAGCCGTTCGCCATTGGTCGTCAGCATGATTCCCTATGTCTGGTATTCCAAGTCTTCGCTCGAATCGCGTGAGGCTGAGGCCTACACCGCCTTCACCGTGCAGGGTGCGGCCCGGCGGGTGCGCTTCATCGACCGCTTTATCGAGAGCGACAGGCGCAACTGGCATGAGGGCATTGTCTATGACCCTTCGACACCTGAGCGTTCGGTCAAGCGAGACGATCGCCAGCTCCTCAATCTCTATGCCGGCCTGGCCAACAAGCCTGAGGCCTGTGAGCCTGCGCTCTACCAGTGCTTCATCGATCATATTCACGCCTCCTGCACGGAGGCAGAGGCCGACTACATCCTCGACTGGTTCGCTGCCAAGTTCCAGCGCCCGGAAGAGATGCTGGGCACCATGATCGTGTTGTCGGGCCGCCAAGGCTGCGGCAAGACCATCATCTGCGACATCGTGGCCCGGATCTTAGGCCCGCATAATGCCGTCAAGGTGCCGATGTCGGCACTGCCGGGCTCATTCAATTCGCAATACTCCAATAAGCTCCTCATCAACGTCGAGGAGTATGACCCAGGCGCCTCCAAGGAGCAGCGCGACCTGCGTGAGATGGTCAAGAACCTGATTACGTCGACCACCATGCTGGTCAACGAGAAGGGGACGCCCGCCTACCAGAACCCGGCCTATCACAGCATTATTGCTACCACGAACAGCCAGACACCGGAGGGCATCAACTTCGACAACCGGCGCATGACCTTCATCCGGTTCGAGAACCCCAACCTCAAGATGATTGGGAGCGTTATCGATGATGAAGAGTATTTCGCGCCCTTGGTGGAACTGACCAGATACCCACTGTCGAAGGCCCTGTCCGGTCTGTGTCACTACTTCATGACCCGCAAGATCAGTCTTGGCCGGGTGAAGAAACCCTTATCAACAATTATGAGCAAGGAGGCCAAGACGTTTGTCGACAGTCCGGTGTTTGATTTCTTGCGCACATTAGCTGAGGAGGCTGCCATCCCTCAGACTGATGACCTGCCGGATAATGACAACCTGTTCCCTATCAGCCAGTGGCCGCAAGTTGCCTGTGCAATACCTCGTTGTGTATTGAACAGGATGTTTCGCGCACATGTCCGTGGACGACTGACGACTATGCAGGCCGGCAAGGCTTTGGGCTATGCTTTGCCGGAGAGAGTGGTTGGTATCCCTGAGTCTCACAAGACAAGCAAGGAGGTGCGTTGGAATATGGTCAATCGCGCCGGCCAGAAGTTCGAGCAAAAGGATCGCTCATTCTTCTTGCCGAATCTGGTGGAGCTTCGGGCTTTGGTCGAGAAGGCAGCCGGCGAGTCCATTGACTGGTCCGAGTTCGAACCGGAGACTGTCAAGAGTGATGAAAAGGTTGTTGAATTCCCTGGCAAAAAGCCAGCCCCCGACACTGAGCAGTTTTAGCCTTGCGAATTGCTAACATGTGGACTAGCGTCTCGAACATTGAAAGGAACATCCAATGGTTAGGGTAGAGACCAAGGGGAGGCTGTTCGAGCTTTCCAATAAACTGTCTATGGAATTGTGTGAATTGACCGAGACGGTGCCAGAGCAGTTGACCGTGTTGTGCATGACACTGGGCGGGGTGCTTGGCGACATCTCGAGGGATGAGCCTAACTCTGTCTATGCTGAGTTCGTGCAAACAGCGAAGGACCTTGTCGAGCAATTCGCGGACCTGTCCAGGGCCATGCCCGTGGAACTGCGCGATGGGGAGACCAAGCACTGATGAGCAAGAT